ATATTTTTAGATGAAGCTCAAGACTTAAACGCGTTGCAATGGGATATGTTTTTTGAATTAGAAAAACTAAGTGCAAGATCATATATTGCCGGTGATGACGATCAAACTATTTATGGTTTTCAAGGCGCAGATGCATCTACATTTATAAACTTAGAAGGAACTATTGACGAACAAGTAAAGTCGAGACGAGTACCGAGAAGCGTGCATCGAGTAGCTTTAAATATATTAGATAGACTCAACGAACGTAGGACAAAGAATTGGGAAGCGAGAGACGAGGAAGGTGAAGTTAATTATGAAACATCACTAGAGAACATAGACTTTTCAAAAGGTAAGTGGATGATACTTGGTAGAACCAATAAGCTTTGTGAAAAAGCAAGAGATCATTTGTATATGAAAGGTTTAAGATATGAATTTACAGGTGATAAATACTTAGATAAAAATTCTATGTTAGCATTTACTACTTGGAAAAGATTAAACAATGGTGCAAGTATTGATTCAAAAGATGTAAAAATAATGTACTCTTTTTTAAAAGTAAAACTAGGTCATCTACAAAGGGGTTTTGCTAGTGGTAAAACTCTAGACTCTGTTTTTTCTGTGACGTTAGAAGAACTAAAAAAAGATCATGGTTTACTTGTTGAAGGTAGTTGGGAACATCTTGACTTTGATGAAGATACAAAAATTTTTATGAAACATTTAATACAAAATAATTATGATCTCATGAAAGAAGCTGACATAAAGATAATGACTTTACACGGATCAAAAGGAAAAGAATGTGAAAACGTAGTTTTATTTACAGACTTTGGTGCAGATGAATATCAAAGTAATTTTATTGAAGGTGAGTTTGAAAAATCACCAGACAATGAACACAGATTATTTTTTGTTGGAGTTACCAGAGCTAAACAAAAACTTTATTTACTACAATCAGAGGAGGGTACAGGGTATGTCATATAAATCATTAGATAAACAAGTCCAGGGGAATCACTATCAAGATTTTAAGATTCAGCCTGCAGAGTTTGTAAATCAAAATAAACTTTTATTTGCTGAGGGAAATGCTATAAAATATATTTGCAGACATTCTAAGAAAGGTAAACACTACGATATTAAGAAGGCTATACATTATTTAGAAATGATTCTAGAAAGGGATTATGGAGAATTTATTTAACGAAGAGATGTGGGTATCACCAAGCGAATTTAAAGATTTAAGTAGTTATAAATACATAGCAATTGACTTAGAGACAAGAGATCCAAACCTAAAGAAAATGGGTTCAGGCTCTGTAAGAGGTGATGGAGAAATTATTGGTGTCGCTGTTGCAGTAGATGGTTGGTCTGGATATTATTCTTTTGGGCATGATCAAGAGAATTATTTTAATAAAGAATCTGTAATGAAATGGGTTAAAAGTATTTGTGCATTACCTTGTACTAAAATATTTCATAATGCAATGTATGACGTATGTTGGTTGAGAGCGTACGGCGTAAAGATAAACGGAATTATTGTAGATACAATGATGATGGCAGCTGTATTAGATGAAAACAGATTGTATTACTCATTGAATTCATTATCTTTTATAGAGTTGGGTAAAGTTAAGAATGAAAAAGCTTTACAAGATGCAGCAGATAAAAAAGGTATAGATGCAAAATCTGAAATGTATAAACTTCCTGCATCAATGGTAGGAGCATACGCTGAAGCAGATGCTGAACTAACTTTACAATTATTTAAAAAATTTTCAGGACAAATAAAACAACAGAATCTACAAAGAATATTTAACTTGGAAACAAGTTTATTTCCTATGTTAGTAGATATGAAATTTAAGGGCGTTCGAGTAGACGTTGATAAAGCGCATCGACTAAAACATGTATTAGAGAAAAGAGAAGCACAATGCCTTGCAAAAGTGAAACAAGTAACAGGAGTAGAAGTACAAATATGGGCAGCAAGATCGATCGCCAAAGTATTTGACAACCTTGAACTACCTTATTCCAGAACTGCGAAAAGTAACGCGCCATCATTTACAAAAGCTACACTAGAAAACCACGAAAATCCAGTGGTAAAAAACATTGCAGAAGCTAGAGAATTAAACAAAGCGCATACAACTTTTATAGATACAATACTAAAACATGAACACAATGGACGTATTCATGCTGACATAAATCAATTAAGATCAGATGCAGGTGGTACTGTAACCGGACGTTTCTCATATTCTAATCCAAACTTACAACAAATACCTGCAAGAAACAATTTATTAGGTCCTGCAATTCGTGGACTATTTATACCTGAACAAAACTGTGATTGGGGTTGCTTTGACTATTCACAACAAGAACCTAGATTAGTTTTACACTACGCAGCAGAACATCCTATCTTAAAAAATTCTGAGTCTGTAACTGAAATGGTTTCTAAGTTTAACAAAGACCCCAAAATGGACTTTCATGGAATGGTGGCTAAACTTGCAAACATAAAAAGAAAAGAAGCTAAGACTATTAACTTAGGTTTGTTTTATGGAATGGGTAAAGCAAAACTTCAACAGTCTTTGGATTTAGAAAACAAAGAAGATGCTGATAAACTTTTTAATAATTATCATGACAGTGTACCTTTTGTAAAAGGTTTGATGGATGCTACGATGAGAGATTCACAAAGAGACGGAGAGATTCAAACGATTGCCGGTAGAGTATGTAGGTTTGATAAATGGGAAGAAGCAAGATTTGCTCCAGGTGAACTAAGAGCACCTATGACCTATGAAGAAGCTAAAGGAAAATATGGTGAGGATAGAATTAGAAGAGCCTATACATACAAAGCTTTAAATAAATTAATACAGGGTTCTGCGGCAGATATGACCAAACAAGCTATGTTAGATTTATATAATGAAGGTATTACACCACATATACAAGTACATGATGAACTTGATATATCTGTTGAATCAGATCACCAGGCTCAAAAAATTATTGCAATTATGCAAGATGCAGTTAAACTTTCTGTTAAAAATAAAGTTGATTATGAAAAAGGCCCAACTTGGGGTGATGTAAAATGAGGATTTTTTATGGCATACTTAAATGCAAATATACCACCGACTTATGCACAAATCAGAAGAGAGTATTTATATGATCTTAAGAAACATAAAGGAGAAGTTGAGGACTGTATCATCTTTGGTATTAGCGCTCTTACAGGACGTGCAATACTATTTCATGCTATTATGGAAAACGGTGCAATATTCTATCGCCTACCTATTAGCGCTTTTATTCAACAGGGATTTGATGCATCCGGAGTGCCCACAAGAAGACTTGATGAACTACAGCTCTGGAATTGTTTTTCTTATTACCCTGCTGTTCATCGTTGGGATATATTAGACGGACAAGCCGGTAAGTATATAGGAAAAGACAAGAAATGGCACCCTGGAAAGTATTTATTTACCGTTGACTTTGCACATCCAGATAGTAATATACTTGACACCGATCATTCGGAAATACCGCACGAACATAAGTGCGCTCACATAATTGCTCTCGATGATGGCAATTTTGCAGCACAACCTAACAACAGATGTATATGGGACATACCTTCTTTCACTGTGAAAGATAGTACTCCTGACTGGAAAGTGCAAACTTCTGAATGGAACGTAGAAGATAGTAGAGCATGGCGGACAGAAGATACCGACAAGTTCTTCTATGAAATAGAGGAGAAGAAAAATGATTAAAAAAATATTAGGATGGGCCTGGACTATAATTTGTTGGCCTTGGAAAAAATTAGTAAAGTGGCTTTGGACTAGATAATGACCACTTGCAAGACATGTTTTCATCCTTGTCATTGTGGTGAAGATAATGATCTTCACGCAGATGAATATGGTGTATGCACCTGCGAAAAATGTACTTGCAAACGAACTTACAAAAAAGAAAAAGATCACGGTACGGACATAACATACGAAAATGAATAAAAAACCTTTGGATATCGGAGAAGAGGCAAGAGTGCAGATGCCAATGAAGACGGTTGCTAGCCTGATCGTGCTCGTTGCAATGGGCGTGTTCGCTTATACGGAGCTGACTGCGAGATTAGTATCGTTAGAAACATCAAGAGAATTATTTGAAAATGATTTACTTAAAAAATCTGAACAAGTTCCTACAGATCAGGAGCAACATTTTTTAT